CAACTTCATCAGGTCGGGAACCAGCTCATTGAGACGGATATACCGCTGCACCTGCTTGACCGCCATCTTATTGCGCTCGGCCACGATCTCGTTGGAGCGTTTGCCAGCGTCCTTCGGGTCAATCTGGCCCGAAGTGCGGGAGCCCTGGTGCTTGATAGCTTCAAGCTGCATTTTCAAGGCTTTGGCCCGCTCACTGGGGAGGATTTCTTCACGCTGGTTCAGATTGTCCTCGACCATCTGGGTGATGGCTTCATCGTCTGTCAGGTTTCGGACGATACAGGGCATATCCGCATATCCGGCAAGCTCACTGGCTTTCTGGCGGCGGTGGCCGGACACGATCTCATAGCCGCCATCCTCACGGGGACGGACGATAGCGGGCTGGGTAACGCCCTTGTCCTTGACGCTGGACACCATAGCCCGCATTTCTTCATCATCCCGAACCTCAAAGGGATGGTTCTTGAAGGCGTGGAGTTCATTCAGCTTGATATAGACGATCTGCTCCTTGCCCCGGCGTGGTGCATCCTGCGGCTTTTCAGGTTCCTTCGGAGTGGGAGCGGTCTGCACCGTTGGAGCCGTTTTTTTCTCCGGCTCCTTTTTGACCGTCTTTTCCGGTTTCTGTGCGGGGGCTTTGGACTTCGGGGCTGCGGCCTTGTCCTTATCTGCTTTCGGGGGACGGCCCCGGCGCTTCGGCTGTTCCGGCTCTTTGGGTTTTTCCTCTGCTTTTTTCGGAGTCTCCGGCTGCTTTTCCGGTTTCTCCACTTTTGCCGGGTCAGGCTTTTCCACGCCGGGAGTTGCCGCCCGTTCCTCGACCTTCTTTTCCTTCATAATTTCAGAGAAGTTATAGACGGAAACCTGCGGGTTCTTTACCTCTGGTTCCGTCTTTTTTCCCGGCTCCGAGGAAACGGAAACCTTCTCCGGCTCTTTAGGGGGAGCGGGAGGCGTTTCCTTGCCCGGCCCGCTATCCGTTACCGGCTGTTCCGGCGTTTTTGTGGTTTTATCATCTGCCATAAGCATTTACCTCCTGTTTTTTGGCATGAAAAAAGGGGCTCAACTTTTCAGTCAAGCCCCCGTGGGAAGTTCCTCCTTTCTCCGCCATGATACAAAAATACCGCCCGTAGTCTCGTTTGGGCGGTACTTTGTGTAAGATTGGCAGTCCATTATTAAGTTTTTTATTATGTTCCCTTTGTACACCGTTGCAACAAAATACATTGAAAAGGAGATTTTACTATGCCCGCAAATGTTGAAACGATGTTCTCTGTCCGTGAGACCCCTTGGCATGGTCTTGGCCGTATCGTTATGGATGCCCCTGCAAGCCGTGAAGCCTTGGAACTGGCTGGTCTGGATTGGCAGGTGGAAAGCCGCAACATCTATTCCGGTGCTGGTGCTATGATCCCCGGTTATCGGGCTAACGTCCGCAGCACCGATGATGCTGTTCTGGGCGTGGTATCTGACCGCTACCGCATTGTGCAGAACGAAGAAGCATTCCAGTTCACGGATGACCTGCTGGGTGAGGGCGTTACTTATGAAACTGCTGGTTCTTTGCAGGGCGGCAAGAAGGTCTGGATGCTGGCGAAGCTGCCTGAGAAGTACATTATCGCGGGTGATGAAGTAACCCCATATCTTGTGTTCTTCAACAGCCACGATGGCAGTTCTGGTGTCAAGGTCGCCATGACTCCTGTTCGCGTCGTCTGCCAGAACACCCTGAATCTGGCTTTGGGTACTGCAAAGCGTATCTGGACTGCCCGCCATACCGAAAATGTTCTGCTCCGGGTGCAGGATGCCCGTGAAACTTTACAACTTGCCAACAGCTACATGGGGGAGCTGGGCAAGGGCATCCATGAGCTGACCACCATCAAGCTGTCTGACCGCAAGGTGCAGGAGTTCATCAATGAGTTCTTCCCCATCACCGAAGATCTGACCGACGGCCAGCGGAAGAACAACCTGCGCTTGCAGGAAGATTTGAAGGCTCGCTACTATAATGCACCTGATCTGGAATGGGTCGGAAAGAACGGCTGGCGGTTCGTGAACGCTGTTTCGGACTTCGCCACCCATGCAGACCCCATCCGTAAAACTCGCAACTACAACGAAAATCTGTTTCTGCGCACCGCAGAGGGCAATCCCATGATCGACAAAGCCTACAAGATGGTGCTGGCAGCAGCATAAAGGAGGACGTATGAACGATGTGAGCAACCGGGCTGTCCGGGAATTTTCTGAGTTCCTGAACAGCATCGAAGCCGATTTTCCAAAGCCTACTTGCACCACGGCATACGAGATTACGATGAAAAGCACCATTGTCAGTGCCTTGATTACGCTGGACACCGAAAAGCAGATGGACGAGCGTTTCTGGAACCATCTCCGGGTGCAGCGGAATATTCTGGATTTCCTGTATGCTCTCTGGCTGGACGATGACCGTACCTTGGTGGATGAGTTTTCCACGATTCTGAAAGACTTGGTGGAATATGATTTCTCTATCGCAGAAGAACAGATGAAAGAGAGGTTAAACATTGCATGAAAAGGCTTATATCTACACGGAACTTGTCCAAAGAGGATTGGCTCCGTTACCGCAAATGCGGTATTACCGGCACGGATGCCGGGGCTATCCTTGGTCTGAATCCCTACCGTTCTGCATTTCAGGTGTACCACGATAAAATCAGTGATACCACTGAAAATATCGACAATGAGGCCATGCGGCAGGGACGTGACTTGGAGGATTATGTGGCACAGCGATTTACCGAAGCAACCGGTCTGAAGGTACGCCGGGCAAATGCCATCTACCAGAGCGAGGAACATCCGCTGCTTCTGGCAGACTTTGACCGCCTGATCGTTGGGCAGAAGGCCGGACTGGAGTGCAAGACGGTCTCGCCTTTCTCTGCGGACAAGTGGGCGGATGGCAAAATCCCTGCACATTACATGGCTCAGGTCAATCACTATCTGGCTGTCAGCGGTTTTGACTGCTGGTACATTGCTGCTCTGATTTTCGGGAAGGAACTGGTGATTCACAAGATCACAACCGACAAAGAAGTTCTGAACAACCTCATTGCCAAGGAAGAGCACTTCTGGAAATACAACGTGATGCCCGAAATTCCGCCTGTACCTACCGGAAGCGAGGGGGATACACAGCAGATCGATCAGCTGTACTCTGCAGATGATAGAAACAAAACTGCCGATCTTAATCCCATCCGCGACCTGTTGGATAAGCGGCAGGAGCTTTCCGACCGAATCGAGCAGATGGAACAGGAGAAAACGGCTATCGAGCAGCAGGTCAAGCTGCAAATGCAGGATGCCGCCTATGGCACAGCACCGGGCTATAAGGTATCGTGGGTGTCCTCCGAAAGCAAGCGTGTGGATTCCCAACGCCTGCGGAAAGAGCAACCAGACATTTTCAACCAGTACAGCAAAAATGTAAGCAGCCGCAGGTTCACCATCGTTCATGCGGCATAATTTTTGTGCGCCTATAGGAACACAAAATTCGTGATTCAGCTATTTTTATTTAATAGAAAAGCACAATACTGTTTACACAACAATAATTGTATGCTAAGATAAGAATATGAGGTGATGCACGATGGTTCTGCGCAAAAGTTATTTGGATAAGATCATTCCTTTTATCGATCAGGATCTGATCAAAGTTCTGGTTGGAATCCGGCGCTGTGGAAAAACAGTCCTTCTCGGTCAGATCAAGGACGTGCTCCTCCAGCGCAACATTCCCGCACAGAACATTATTCAGGCCAATTTTGAGTCCATGCGCTTCCGCAACACCCGTACTGCAGAAACGCTTTACGACTACATCGCAGAAAAAGCGGAAGGCTGCACCGGCAAAATCTATATTCTTCTGGATGAGATTCAGGAGGTGGAGCGCTGGCAGATTGCAATCAATTCTCTTCGTGTCGATTTCGATTGTGATATTTACCTGACCGGCTCCAATTCCAAGCTGCTTTCCGGCGAATTGGCAACCTATCTTTCCGGACGATACATCCAGATTCAGGTTTTCCCCTTTTCGCTGGCCGAAGCAAAACAGCAATGCATTGAAAACGGAACCTATACTTCGGATGAAAAGCTCTTCGCAGACTATTTGAAGTACGGCGGTTTTCCGCAGCGTTTCTTCCTCCCTGACGATCATTCAATCACCACCTATCTGGACGATCTTTACGAGGCTATCATTGTCCGTGACATCATGCTGCGCCACAATATTCGCGAACAGACCGCATTACGTAATGTCCTTGCATTCCTGCTGGACAATATCGGCAATCCGTTTTCTGCCCGTAATATCAGTGGACGCATGGTTTCGGAAGGAATCAAGACAACCACTGCTACCGTACTGAACTACGTTGATTATTTCAAGGAAGCCTTTATCCTTCTGAATGCAAGCCGCTATGATATCAAAGGAAAAGCGCTCCTGTCCAGCACAGAAAAGTACTATGCAGTCGATCTTGGGCTGCGGAACGTTATCAAGAAAAGCGAAAAACTTGACAGCAACAAGCTGTATGAGAACATCGTATATCTGGAAATGCGGAGCCGTGGCTATGAAGTTCAGGTCGGCAAGCTGGACGACACCGAAATTGATTTTATCTGCTACCGTGGAGATGAAAAACTCTATATTCAGGTTGCTTACCTGATCACTCCCGCCGATGAAGAACGGGAGTTCGGTAATCTTGAGCGGCTGCACGACAACTATCCTAAGTATGTTATCAGTGGTGATTTGGCGAATTTAAGCCGAAACGGAATCATTCATCGAAACATCATTGATTTTCTGCTCAATCCGTAATTTTCACATCATGGGGCACAACAGTTGACGCTGTTGTGCCCTTTTTTCTTTATCAGAATTGGAGGCATTCTTATGGAAAATCAATTCGTAAAATTATTTGCTATCGACTTCAAAGATCATCTGGAAGTCAAAAAGTCCGGCAGCACGGAACTGAAATATGTAAGCTGGGCGTATGCCTGGGCAGAGGTGAAAAAGCTGTATCCCGCTGCCAGCTATGAGGTCAAGAAATTCAACGGCCTGCCCTATGTTTATGACCCCATAACCGGCTTCATGGTGTATACCTCAGTCACGATTGAGGGCGTTTCGCATGAAATGTGGCTGCCTGTACTGGATGGCGCAAACAAAGCCATGAAGGCTGTGCCTTACACCTACTCCACCCCGAAATGGGACTACAATCCGCAGACCCGCCGCCGTGAGAAAGTCGGCATGGAAGAACGCACCGTAGAAGCAGCCTCCATGTTCGATGTGAATAAGGCTATCATGCGGTGCTTGGTGAAGAACCTTGCTATGTTTGGTCTTGGCCTGTACGTTTATGCCGGAGAGGATTTGCCGGAAGATGCTGCACCGCAGCCGGAATCAGAGCCGCAAAAGCAGCCGAAACCGAAATCCACCAGCCAGAAGCAGGAACAGCCGCCTGTGCCCTGCATCTGCGCCCGATGCAATCAGCCCATCAAGAGGGTCAAGCTGAAGGATGGCTCCATCATGCAGGCCGCAGAGTTTGCCGCTACCCATGAGGGAATGTGCGCCGACTGCTACAAAGCCACCAGATTGAACGTAGCATAATAAAACTGCTCTATTTCGATGTCACTTGATTCTTGTATGATTCTATATTTCATGGTACACTTACAGTAGTGAGTTCTGAAAGCTCTCCTCTGTGAGCGGAAAGGAGCATTGCATGAAAGATTTGCAGTTTCCTGTCGGAATCTCGAATTTTGAGAAGATTCGAGAAGGCGGGTATTATTATATCGACAAGACCAATCTGATTTCTGAACTTCTTAGCGGAGGTATCGCTGAAGTAACATTGATTACTCGCCCTCGTCGCTTCGGAAAATCCCTTGGTATGAGCACTCTCGCAAATTTTCTGGATATCCGCAAAGACAGCAAGCAACTGTTTGAGAGATTGGCAATCTCCAAAAATACAGAGCTTTGCAAAAAATGGATGAACCAGTGTCCTGTGGTATTTTTCTCTTTCAAGGACACGGACGGTCTGACCTTTGAAAGTGCCTATGGAATGCTGTGCATGAAACTGGCATTTGCGTTTCAGGATTATCAGTTTCTTTTGGATGACGATGCTATTTCTGACGATGACAAAGGCATCTTTAAGCGAATTCTGGGACGCACTGCATCCATAGATGAAACCAAAAGCTGCTTTTTGCTATTGACCCGGATGCTGGAAATCCACTTCAAAAAATCGGCGGTCGTCATTCTGGATGAGTATGATGTTCCCATTGCAAAAGCCAGCAGCAACGGATATTATTCGCAGATGCTGGACGTGATGCGGGCTATGATGAGCACCACGCTCAAAGACAATACCTCGCTCGACTTTGCTGTTGTTACCGGCTGTCTGAAAATTGCAAAAGAAAGCATTTTTACCGGGACAAACAATTTCGTTTCGGATACGATTCTTTCTCCCCGGTTGAGCGAATCCTTTGGTTTCACACAGGCAGATGTAGATCAAATGTTGAAGGATGCTGGTCTTGAATCGCAGTCTGCTGAAATCAAGGCATGGTACGACGGTTATCATTTTGGCGATGCAGACATTTATTGTCCGTGGGACGTGATCAGTTATCTGCGGGATTTCCAGTATGGTGTAGCACAGAAGCCGAAAAGCTATTGGAAAAACACCAGTGATAACGCCATCATCCGTTCTTTCATCGACTATGCAGGCGACAATATCACCACAAAGCTTGAAACTCTGATGGCTGGCGGCTCCATTGTCCAGCACATTGAAGAAAACCTGACCTA